ATCCTGCTAGCACAATGACGGGACGCAAGCGAAACAATCCCACTAGCTCGATCCGGTTTTCAGTGTCAACGTTGCCAGCGCTGATTTGCAAAACGGCATCGGATAGTCTAGGATTTTGCAGTCCATCCATCCCTCAAAAGGTGATCCAATGCCGAAAGAGAAAAACGCATCCGGTGCGAACGAGCCCTCGAAGTGGCGCTCAAAAATCGTAGGCCACGAGAAGGTTCAAGCCGGTCAGCTAATGGCCAACCCGTTCAATCACCGCAGGCACCCAGAAAAGCAGCGCAAGGTCGTTGCAGCCTCGATCGAGGAACTAGGGTTCATCAAGTCGGTGCTTGTCAACAAGGTCACGGGTCATATCGTTGATGGCCACGAACGGGTCATGCAGGCCCTGGGCGTAGGAGAGGAAACCCTAGTTGACGTTGAGTACGTCGAGCTATCGCCTGAGGACGAAAAGAAGGCCCTGTTGGTCCTCGATGTGTCCAGCGAACTGGCCGAGATCGATGCTTCAGCGCTAGATCAGTTGGTCGCTGAATGTTCGTTCAGTGAAGGCGTCCTGAGTGATTTGTCGAAGCAAATGCTTGCGGATTGTGGGAAATGGCAGGAAGACGACGAGCAGTACACGAGAAAGATAGTTCCTCCGACCTATAGCGTGACTGGACAAAAGCCCTCAGTAACAGAACTGCAAAGCCTGGATAAGTACAATGAGCTAGTGAGTCGGATCGAGGCATCGAAAGGTCTGAGTGAAGAGCTAAAGCAGTTTCTCACGATGGCAGCAACGAGGCATGTCGTCTTCGATTACGAAAAGATCGCAGAGTTCTACGCTCATTCCAGCAAAGAAGAACAAGCCCTGATTGAAGATTCGGCATTGGTTTTGATCGACATGGACAACGCGATAGCGAAGGGTTATTGTCAGTTGAGCATGAACCTTTCCGTCCAATACTCAAGCGAAACCGCAGAGGATGATAATGAATGACTACATCGTTTTCATAATCTCTCATGGCAGGCCAGACAATGTGTTGACGTTGAAGACCTTGAAGCGGTGCGGGTACAGCGGAGATTATCGCATCGTAGTTGACAACGAGGATAAGACGCGAGCAAACTACGAGAAAAAGTACGGCGGCAAGGTTGTAGTCTTCGATAAGCTTGCCTATGCGAACATGGTCGATGAGAGCAATAATTTCAACGACAGGCGAACGACAACGCACGTTCGCAATGCGTGTTTCGACATCGCGGCTGATTGTGGTTTTGTCAAGTTCCTAGTTCTCGATGATGACTACACAGCTTTTCAGTGGAGAACAGACAGCAATCAAAACTACCTAGAGAGCACTCCAGAGATAAAAAATGTCGATGTTGTTTTTCGCCTCATGTTCGATTTCTTGGAAAATTCAGGATTGGATTGTGTAGCGATGGCACAAGGGGGAGACTTTCTAGGAGGGAAGAAAGCAGTAGCGAATAAAAATGTTGCTGGGATTGCTAAACGCAAGATTATGAACTCGTTTTTCTGCATGACGACTCGCAGATTTTGGTTCATTTCGCAAATGAATGAGGATGTAAACACATATCTTCAACGAGGCAGAACAGGTGCAAAGTTCATGACGGTTCCTTTTGTGAGTGTTGGGCAAAAACAAACTCAGTCTGGAGCGTCAGGAATGACCGACGTTTACCTGCGATACGGAACATACGTCAAGAGTTTCTATAGCGTGATGTATGCTCCAAGCTGCACGAGGGTTAGGATGATGGGGCAGTTTCACCGGAGAATTCATCACTCGATAAAATGGAAGAATGCAGTACCGCAGATCCTTCCACCAAACTTGAAAAAATAGCATGACAAAGCGTGCCGGAAAGAAAACGTCACCGGCGCGAGGCAAGAAAACGACAGGCATAAAGCCGGAGTCACAGCGCCGAGCGCCGAAAGCGACAGGCAGCCCAACAAAACCCGCATCATTCTTTTGGCCGGAACTGCGCCCAGAGAACGAGCAAGCAGCTATAGCAGCGGGTAGGGGCGAACAGGTAAAGCGAATCAAGGATCTACGGCTAGAGCTAAGGGCCGTAAACGAACGCTGGCCGATACCACCCGAGCTACGGGAAAGAATGGTTTTCGAGGCCGCAAAGGTGGCAATGGATCCAGGGGCACCGACGAAAGAAAAGCTTTGGGCAAACCGGCTTTTGTTGGCGATGGATCAGATCAACACACGGCCAAAAGAGCTACCGCAGCAAGTCCAGGCCGGCACGACGATCACGGTAAATCAGATTCTGGCGATGATCGAAGGTGGAAACGTTGCCAGCCAGGACGACCTAGACCTACGGGACATCAAGGTTCTACCGGGGGCACCGGATGACTACGCTTAACGTGCCAGCCTGGGTAAGCCCGAAGGAAGCAGAACGAGCCCTAGAGGATGCCAGGGCAATGCGAAGTCCCTTGCTGATGGCCGAACGGTTCTCGAACGGAGAATGGGAACGAGCTAGGCACTTAGCGGTAATCGACTTCGAGTTTAGGAACTTGCTATCCGATCCGAATCTAGACTGCCTGATAGTGAAATGTCCTGTACGCCATGGTAAGAGCCAGTACTTAGCACGATGGGCACCTACTTGGTACATACTCAGAAACCCCTACAAACGGGTAATGATTTGCTCGAATACGGCAACATTGGCAAGCAGTCACTCGCGATGGGTGCGGGACAAGGTGCACGAGCTTGCACCGATGATGGGAATCCCCGGCGTGGATCCGAAGTACTCGGCTATACGAAACTGGCAGCTTGAAAAGACTAAGGGAGAATGTCTCGCAGCCGGGGTTGGTGGATCGATCGTGGGGTTCGGTGCTGACCTGTTGATTATCGATGACTACCTCAAGGATGCGAAATCGAGCTACTCCCAAAAGATCAGGGACGACCAATGGGACTGGTTTGTTTCAACGTCGGGAACACGGCTAGAGCCGGGCGGCAAGTGCGTGCTTTTATGCACACAGTGGAACAGCGACGACTTGATTGGACGCATCGAGAAGCGGAAAGACGAGCTTGATATCCGGGTTCGGTCGATCACCCTTCAAGCATTGCGTGAGGGTACCGAGGTCAAGGATCCGCTAGGACGCGCAGAAGGTGAGGCCCTTTGGCCAGAACGATGGCCGTCAGAGGTAATGGAAAGGCGCAAGAGGCAGGCAGGGCATTGGTGGCACTCGATCTACCAGGGGAACCCGAAGGGGTCGAGCATGGCCAACTGGCCAGAGTCCTACTTCAGCAACATTTTCGCCGACGATGTGGACTTCCCAGAGCCGACCGACTGCCTTATCTCGGCTAGCTTCCTGGATCCTTCGAAGGGCAAGAACAGTCGAAAGGGTGACTATCAGGCACAAATCTGGATCGGGTACAAAAGTGGGTTGTTTTACGTCGATTCGGACATTGAGCGCAAGCCTATACCGAAGATGGTTCGTGACTTCGTGCTTTTCAACAGGGAGCGAAAAACAGCTTTTGTAGGGATTGAGGCGAACGCATGGCAGGATCTTTTGGCTGATGATTACTGGGAGGTGTGCCAGGATATCGAGTACAACGCCGACAAGCCGATCCTAGTCAATCAGACCACGAACAAGACGGTTCGGATCGAACGGCTCGGAAAGTGGCTCAACCAACGCCTTTTAAGATTCCGCAAATCGGCTTCTAATGAGCTGTTGATAAAGCAGATGCAAGAGTTCCCGTACGGTCAGCATGACGACGGGCCTGACGCATTGGAGGCTTGCATGGCGTTATTATGTCGATCGGTTGATGCGTTGCATGGATTACACGAAGTGACTGAGACAGAGGCCTAGAATGACCTATTCGATTCAGACGGGAAACGGAACAGCGAAACTTACCGAGGGGCAATTGCAGGGCCTCGTAAATCGGGGCAAGATCCAGCCGAGTACAGTAGTCGAGGTAGAGGGGTTCGGGCCATGTTTAGCAAGGGAAATTAAGTTTTTAATGTGGCCGAAGGTGGCAACGTTGCCAGCGCCAAGCGAAGTCCAGACACAAAGCGCAGAAAAAAGCAATGCTACTATTTTTCCGTTTAAGCGTTTGGATTGGCAAAGATCGATCCAGCGTACATGGGGCTCGGCATTGATCGTGAGCATCGGGCTTGCGGTGCTGTGGGTGCTTTATCCGGCTTTGGTTTTCGCACCGTGGAGCATTGGGGTGATGTGCAGCGTTATACTAGGGGCGTTTCTGGTCGGCGTGGTCAGCTTCGTTCGGGTAGTGCTTGAGGCTCTAGCATTGTTTCTTGGGGGTCAAAATGGATCGGTCAATCGTCAGGCTAAAGATCGAGGAAGTAGCCCAGCTTGACGGCTGCGAGCTATCGAACAAGCAGCTAGCAGACCTTGAGGAACTTTACTGGCGATCCTTCGATACTCCGATGCCTGGGGCGTGGGTCGATCAGCTTACGGCGAACGATTTGGATCAGCGGGTGTACAAAATGGCTCAGCTAGCGCGAAGGATTTACCTTCGATCTTTCTTGTGTATCGGTCGTTCTAGAATCATTTTTCTGTCGCTGGCAACGTTGCCAGGGCGTTTTCTAAAAAACCAATGTTTTCATTGGTCGGCGTGAATTACGGCCGTAAATTTCTAGCCTGCCTAATTGCGCCAAATTGCGTCGAATTGCGTCAAAAAATAATGTGCCAACGTGGGCACGTTTCGACCCGGTGGCATTATCTGTTTGGAGGGTCAAAGCATGATCGAATTGGACTGGGTAGAGAACAACGGGATTTGGACAGCACAGCACGAAGGCGAAACCTTCGAGATCGTTCTTGAGGGTGACGGGACGTTCGGTACCTTCGGGCCAGACTGGTTCCCGGAACGACGCAGGCCGAACCTTGGCAGTGCACAGGAGCAAGTCTCCGAGGCGATCGAGCATCGGTCAGAGTCGATCATGCAGACTAGGTACGAAGAACAGCAGGCTTTTTACAGAGGATTTGAGCGAGTATGAGCGATAGTGCATTGCAGCCGAAAGAATTACAGCCAGCGGTCGTTCCGTTGCGCACGATCATTGCTGACGAGGAAATCGCACGCTGGAAGATGGAGTTCGAGAGCCTCGACGCCTCAACCAGCGAAGGGTACGAACAGGTCAAACGCGCGGTCGCGGTGTGTCGAAAGACGCGATCGATGATCGAAGAAAAGCGGAAGTTCCTCAACGAGGAAGCCTTGAAGCATCAGCGAACCGTCAACGCCGAGGCCAAACGGATCACGGCATTGATCGAGGAAGTCGAGGAACCCCTAAAGGCAAAAAAGCAGGCTGTGGACGACGAGGTAGAACGCAAG